CGGGCGTCACGCCGCCCGCTGGCGTTTGGGGTTGGGTTAGCGGGTGGCCTTTGCGGACAAGTACGCGGCCTTTGCTTTTTGAACGGCGCGCAGATAGCGCTGGGCCGTGGTCGGGGTGATTAGCGGGTTGTGGTATTTTTCGACGGCTTTTTGCCACTTGGCATAGGCGGCGTTGATTGCGTCTTGGGTGGTTTGTCGTTCGCTGTTCATACTTTAACTATACGATAACCGCTTAACGTTGTAAATGCCTTTTTAAAGGAAATTTTCGCAATGAAAACCACCATGAAACTCTTCGCTGTCTTCCTCGGCGCGGTCGCCGCCTGGGGGCAGCAAGTCACGATCAGTGATAACCTGCCAAACGCCGTAGGCGGCGGCGATTGGACCGGGCGCATTACGGTCACGCTCAATAGCCCTGGCCGGGCCTCCTACGGGTCCGTCGCGCTGTCCGGGTGGCAGTATGTTGTTTGTGTTGGGACCACGGGGAGCGATTGCTCTACGACCACAGTGGCTGGCGTGGTCACACTTCCGCTCTATGCCACCACTACGCTCACGCCGAACGGCCTCTCCTACTCCGCGCGATACCAGCCGACCAAGGGCGCGGCGCGCACAGAAACCTGGGTGGTCGAGCCATCCGATGCCACGCTGGCCGGGATTATCACAAGTGACGTTCCGACGCCGACGACGACATTCCAGACATCGCAACTTTTGCAGGGAAGTGCAACCAGCGGGCAGTGCCTCGCGTGGAGCGGCACCGCATGGGCGCCCGCTGCCTGCGCATCGGGCGGTGGCTCCGGCACTGTCACCAGCGTGGCGGCAACCGTGCCGTCTATCCTGTCGGTTGCCGGATCGCCCATCACGACCAGCGGCACGCTCGCGCTCTCGCTGGCAACGCAGACAGCCAATACCATCTTCGCCGGCCCAACCTCGGGCGGCGCCGCAACGCCGACGTTCCGCGCGCTGGCATCGGCCGACATCCCGGCCAATGCGGCGAACACGTCAGGCAACGCGGCCACGGCCACGGCGCTGGCCGCCAACGGCGCAAACTGTTCCGCGGGAAGCTTCCCGCTGGGCGTCGATGCGTCCGGGGCCTCCGAAACCTGCACAGCCCTCCCAACCACGATCAGCGGCACGGCCAATGAAATCACGGCGTCGGCGAGTACGGGCGCGGTAACGTTGTCGCTGCCTTCGACAGTCAACCTCAGCGCGAAAACCCTCCGCGTTCCCAACGGCATCTTCCTTCCCGGCGCCTGCACCGTCGGCGACGCGTATATGGACACGGATGCGACGACGGGCGCGCGGTGGTACCTGTGCGAGTCCACGAATACCTGGGTGGTCCAAGGGGCGGCGTCTGGCGGGAGCGTGCTGCGCACCACCTACGCCTCTCTTCCGGCGTGCGGTGGGAGCAACACCAATTACCAATACGTGCTGACGGATTCGATTTACAGCGCGCACTGCAATGGGTCCAGCTACGCCTATTGGTCTGGGCAGAAGTACATTCCGACTCTGCCGTGGAGCAACGGCACCACCTTCGGGACCGGAGCCACTGTTACAGCCACGACTGGTAGCGTTTTATTTGACGCAGGATCTCCGACAGGTGGAGACTCTATTCGCGCCGCTATCAAAGCCATACCAACCGCACCTTACACGATCATCCTCGACTTTGATATGTCTCAGGCTGGAGCCGTTGGTTCGTCGTCATGCGGGCTGGTAATCACGGACGGAACCACCGCCGCATCGAACAAAGTCATTACGCTGATGCAAAGCTACATCGGCCTCAACATGACCAAGCTGACGAACGCGACCACTTGGAACTCGAATTACATCGCCTACGCACAAGCGACTTCGCGCAATAAGTTTAGCCTTAGGTTAGTCGACGACAATACCAATCGTACTTGGTCAACCTCAACTGATCGAATCAACTGGACGCAAGTCTCTCAGCAGTCTAGGGCCGATTTTTTGACCGCCAGCCATTACGGCTACGGGTGCAATATGACTGGTGTTTCCGGTTACGTCACAATGGTTGTAGAGGGACTCTATGCCCAGTAACCGCGGCGCTGCCGCCAGGAGTGAGTAATGCTACTTGCCACCGTCCTTCTCGTCTGGCTCGACGCCATCAACCCGCCTGCGACGACCTACCACGTCTACCGGGCCGCTGGTGTCTGTGCCACCACATCCCGGTTTGATCGCGTCACAGTGGACCCTGTGGCCGTCAAAACCTACCGGGATTCGCCGGGGCCGGGTAACTGGTGCTACCGCGTCACGGCGCTGTCTAGTGGGCTGGAATCGCCACCATCGGCAGCGGTGGGCATGATCGTTGCTCCGGTGGCTCCAACTGGGCTCACAGCCACGCCCGCCGTCGCCGAAGCATCACCGCCGTGACTGGTCGCGCCTGATGGATTCGTCGGCCGCTACGGCCGCAAAGGCGACACGTTCTATTGGCCTGAGGGGGTGCCTGATCCGACGATCACCGGCACTGGCTGGGGGCTGGTGCGGGGGTTGGATAAAGCTCCGCCCGGAACCACATTTCACGACATCAAAGCCGCTTCACCGTAACTGGTGGGGCGGCTTTTTCTCGTTTACGGGTGCTATATAGCGGTTTGTTTGCGGCGCGTGAGGTTTAGTGTTGACCGGCGCGGCTGGGTGGGTTAGCGTTGGGTTGTGAGCAACACAGGAACCACACAAGAGCAGGGGAAGGCGGTACAAATTACGATACTGTCAAGCGTTCACAAGGACATCATTAAATGCGCCAAAGAGCTTGGAAAGCACCCTGGGCGCCTGGTCGAGTGGGCTTGGGGTGTTGCAAGCAAAAAGGAGAAGGCAAAATGAACGGAACACATCGCTATCCGTCAAACGCCGCCGCGCTACCGCTGCCAGCCGGGGCAAAGCGCGCGGGGGAACTGAACGACCGCTTGATTAAGCAAATGGACGCCGGTCCGGCGTATCACGACCTCTGGACGCGGGCCATTCGCGCCAACGATCGCGGCGACTTTGACGCGGTTGAGGTGCTACTTGAAGAGGCGCGCGCCATGGTTCAGGATAACGGAGGCGCGCTATGAAGCCGAACGCCGACGAATTGCACGCCGCGCTGTGCGGCGACTACTGGGGCGCGCTGCGGTCCATGAAGCGACGCACCGGGCAGGGCTGGGAAGCGGTCATTGCCGCGTTTATGGCTGCCGGCGGTGCCGCATGATCGGCTGGGGCGGCAGGCCGGAAGACCTGCGGACGCTTCAGCGTCGGTCGGATCTGATCGCGGCGGCGGCTGCGCTTGTGTGGGTGGTGGCTTGGGCGGTGACCCGATGAGCCGGCGCACCGATGACACGCCGGAAGTTATCTTCCTCGCGTTGTGGTTTTGCGGCGTGCTGGCGATTGGCTCGTGGGTGCTGGAGGTGTTGGCATGGTAGAGCAATTCGTCCACGCCGCGCGGTTTGATGGGCTGGAGCGGCATGTGCCGGAGGTTTCGCAAGACCCGGCACAACGCCAAGGCTTCATCGGCGGCACCGACGTCGCGCATGTGCTCGGCCTTGAGCCCTACGGCTGCGCGCGCCGGCTGTGGTACCAGAAGACCGGGGCGCCGCCTGACCGTGACTTCCGTATGACCGGGCCGATTGTAGCCGGGAAGCTGATGGAGGACGGCGTAGCGGAAATGGTCAAAGAGCAAACGGGATGGAAGATCCGCCGCAAGCGCGCGACCGCCAACGGCCACGAACTGCAACGGGTTGACCGCGCCATCGTCGGGCACGAATGGGGACCTGGCGTGCTCGAAATCAAGACGGTAAGCGACCGGGCCTACTGGGACTGGAAGCGGGCTGGCGTGCCGCTGGGCTATCTCATGCAGGTGCAGTGGTATATGCGCGTGCTTGGCTGGTCGTGGGCTTGCCTCGCCGCGCTGAACCGGGAGACCGGGCAGCTCCACTTGTTCACCTTCCAGGCGAACGAACAACTCATGGCGGCTGTGGCTAAAAAGGTCGATTGGTTCGTGTCGCACCACGTAGACCAGCGCGTGACGCCCGCATGGCTAGAGGAGCGCGACGGGCGCTGTGAGTCCTGCCAGTGGGAGCCGACGTGCCAGATGGACGAGTGGTCCGCGGTGAGCGACCAAGGGTTAGTCCAAATCGAGGGGCTGCCACCACTGGTGGCAGAGTACCAGCGGGCGAAGGATCTTATTACGCGTGCGGAGAAAATGGCCGACATTCTCCGCACGGGCGACGAATCCGCGGAGGACGAAGCGCACCGGCTTGGGATTGACGCGCTGATGGGCGTTAATGAGCAGGCGGCGGCGGGGAACGGCGAGTATGTGAAGTTTCGGGTGGTGGAAACTTCGCGGGTCGATACCGACGCGCTGAAGGCGAAATACCCGGACGTTTATGCGGACGTGGTAAAGCGGTCGGTGAGCCGGCCGTTGAAGATTTTGAAAATAAAGGGAGCAAAGCAATGAGTACGACACAGCCATCGGCGCAAGCCGTGGAAATGAATCAGGTTCAGGAGATGGAGCGGATTGCCACGCTATTGGACCGCGTGACAGACCAGACGATGCGCCAGGAGGCCGAGCGCATGTTACTCGACCGGGCGCAAGCCTACCACGTCCGCAAGCGGCCGGGGTGCCAGAATCAGGACGAGGTGCAAATGCGGATTGCCGCTGGGCGCCCGTTTGGGCTTGACCGGGATACATCACTGAATGCCTTTGACGTGATTCAGGGCGTGGTGGCGATGCGGGCGAGCCTCCGCGCCGGGCTTCTCCAGCGGCACGGCTGGCACTGGCTGTTTGCGAAGCACGACATGAGTGAGTGCTCGCTGATCGCCACGAAGGACGGTCGGCCATACCTCAACGCTGAAGGCAAACCGCACATCTTCACCTACACCATGGACGACGCGAAGCGCGGCAAACTCGACGGCAAAGAGAACTGGAAGATGAATCCCATGGACATGCTGTTCGCGCGGTGCATCACGCGGCTTCAGCGGCGCGTCTGCCCGGCCGCTACGCTCGGCATGGATATCCCGGACACGACCGAACCGGTGACATTGGAGATGGTCGTGCAGGAGACGGAGCAGCAGCGCGTGGCGAGTAAATCGGCGTCCGCGCTAGACGCCCTCGAAGCCGAACTGATGCGCGAACCCGTGGCGGTGGCGAATGTTTGAGCATGGCGCGTGGTACACGGGCGGCATCGTCGCGGTCGAGTACATCAAGTCCGAAAAGAAGGGCACGCCAGGCCTTCAGATCACCGTTGAAGTGTCCGACCGTGGCACGATCACGGGCGTCTGGTGGCTTACCAACTCGCTCGTCAATAACCCAGACGACAAGGCGGCGAGCAAGGTTCCGCAGTGGGAGGCCGCGCAGATCCGCTGCAAGCAGTTTGGCTGCACGGAGGATGGCTTAGGCCACCAGGAGACATGGCTCCTGCACATCCAAAAGACGTTCATCGGCCAGCAGGCGTCAGTCATGGCCGAAGTCAACCAGTACGGCGACACGTCTGCGCAGGTGGTTTGCAAGCCGAAGGTGGGCGGCGGCGGTGGCTTTGCTCGGGCAGCGGCTACGGCGTCACCATTTGCGGCGCGGCCGGCCAACTCGGACCCGTTCGCGGTTGGAGACGACGACCTGCCATTTTAGACCCGCGGGCAACCGCCCGCGGCCTGCCGTTCCAATACAGCGCACGATCTCGGAAATCCGCGCGGGACGGCAGACCGGGGGCGGCTACGACCTCCAGAAAAGAGGCAGTCTGAGCTTATAAACCACTGAATACACCTGTTGGATTTGGATTCTTGAGGCGGGCCGGGGAGACACTGGCCCGCCGAAAACAAAGGAGAGTTATGCCACGCGAAACATGCCATTGCGGAGAGTGCCAACGGTGCTACCACCGCGCGTATATGGCCGCGTGGCGATGGCGGAAGATCCGCGGGCCGCTGCCAGCAGCATGGGCGGCGCAAGCGCGGACGGAAGCCTGGCAGTTGCAACGCTACATCTGCCCATTGGCAGAGATAGCGAAGTACCAATTTGGCCGCAAGACGACGCGGCCGGCTGCGGAATAGGATAGGGACATGGAAATAGCAACGATTGGACTGTTTTTGCTGGGCGGCGGCGCCTACCTGCGCTGGAAGCCAACGCGGGCGCAGGTGTGGAACTGGATCGCGGCCTGGGCGGCGGCGAATCGTGACGCGGCGATTACGCGGGACAAGATGAAGGGCGTGTATTTGAATGCGGAGGTGCCGAATGGCTGAGAGGACGCTGGCAGAGATAGCGCTTGAAGCATGGTGGGAGCGCGACGAGGCCCAGGCGCACGCCGCGGACCTGAGAGCGGCGCTGGATCTAGCGCGAGTCCAGTTTGATTGGATCAGGCAGAACTCAAAACCGCCCGTCAACGGCTACTCTGAATCGGCGATTTGGGCGGTGGTCGTAACTGCGAGTAGAGATGCTTCGTCCGCCCTTGCCCGCACCCCGGCGCAGTCGCTGGGACGGCTGAAGGCGAAGGCGTCGAGAGAAATGGCGCGATTATTTATGGCGACCAATAAAAGCGACCTGTCGTACTACCAGCGCGATCTAGCCGCCCGGTTCTGCAAAGCCGAAGCCGACCGACTGGAGGCCCTCGATGGACGCTAAACGGCTGGAGGCCCTCGTATACCGCTGCAACGAGGCAATCGAAGATACGGGCAATGGCTTTGGCGCATATTTCGATGCGTCTGACATTGCCGACCTCGCCCGGTGCGCGGCGGCTTGGGCGAAGGTGGAGCGGGCGAAGGAGCACACCGGGAACCATACGTGGTGCATCGTATCCGACCGCCATGGGTTTAGTTTGGATACCGCATGGGCTGGCGAGCATGACCCTAAGCTCACCGCCATCGCCGCCGTCGAAGCCGCGTGGGAGGTGAAGCTATGAGCAGATATTGCAAGATGCCATCTCCGCAGACGGTAGAGATTGCCGGGGTGAAATGGAGAGAGCATTACCAGTGCTATACGGTGAAACTAGTCGGAGTGCTGGAGTTGTCGTTTACTTACCGCACGGGGTTATTTGACGTAATGGCAATGGGCCAGCTTATCGGTGCCGCTGACAATGTAGAAGCGGCTGCTCACATGGCAATTGCCGAAGCGCGGCGGATAAACGCGGCTCTAACGAAGCGACTGGCGGAGATACCGGAGGTGAAGCCGTGATCCGCCGCGTCCGCATGGCCCGCAAGCGGCTGTGGATTGCGCGGGAACTGGCTAAGTCAGCAAATGACCGCTACCGAGTGACGCTTGGGCTAGCGGAGATATACGGCGACGACCCATATCTTGACCGACAATGGCGTGCCGTCCATCGTCACGCAAAGACCCTCCGCGCCATTGAGCGAAGAAAGGACCGGACATCGTGAAGACATTGAGACTCAACCGCGCCGAATCCACCGCCTACGCCAACGGCGAGCGGCGGTTCTGGCGTGCGATTGACCTGCGAAAACAAGGCTTCGACACGGCGCAGCCGCATGAGAACGCGACATGGTGCCGAGAAATCGAGACCAAACTGAGTGAATGGGAGTGGTGGGGACCGATCAACGAGGACGGGCGCGGGCTGAAGTACCAGTGGGGCGTCACCTGCCCCTACGGCGGCGCCGGCGACCGCATCATTCTCGCCGAGCGCAACACCTGCGGGCAGCAGTCGACCATCACCGCCATCACCGTCGAGAAGCGCGGCGGCAAGTGGGGCTGGGTTGTGGAGGTGGGGAATGAGTAAAGGGTCTTTGCTCAAAGGCTGGGAGTCGATGGCTCTCATCGTGCTTGCCTTATTTGGCGTTGTCGTCTTGCTGACTGGGCTGGTCGCATTGCTAGGCTTGACGCTCAAATATCTGGGGATCGCATGACCCCCGCACGCGCGGCTGAGGTGCTGCGGTACAAAAAGCTGGTAGGCCCGGACGACTGGGAAGCGGCCAGAGAGATGGGCGCTGAGGCGCTGGAGTTGCTGGCATGGCTGTTTGGGCGAGACGAGTGGGGATCGTTAAGAGTTATGATTTGCGGCGGTTTGTGGGATGGCAATGGTTCATTCCTAGATCATTGCAAGGCCGAGTGGGAGAAGGAGCGCCGCACATGACCCGCCAACCGCCGGCCTTCGCCCGCATTGCCGAATTTTCCCGGTGCCGGCAGTATCGCTACTGGCTTCAAATCGCCTGGGGTGGGCCAAAGCGCGTCAACTTCCTGATGCTTAACCCATCCACCGCTGACGAGATCGCCAACGATCCAACCGTGGAGCGTTGCGAGCGTCGGGCGCGCGCCTGGGGCTACGGCGGGCTGATAGTTACCAATATTTTCGCCTACCGCGCGACTGATCCGCGCGTGATGCGGGCGCAGGGTGATCCGGTGGGGCCGGCCAACGATGCGTACATTCGCACCGCGGCGGCGATGTCGGATCTGGTGATTTGCGCTTGGGGCGCGCATGGGACATATCGAGGGCGCTCGGTTGAGGTGAGGCGGATTGTGGAGCAGTTTGAGCCGCACGCGCTGCGGGTGTCGAAGGGTGGAGAGCCGTGCCATCCGCTGTATCTGCCGTATGAGTTGGAGCCGTTCAAGATTTGAGCAGTAACCCCGGTTTGCCGACGCGGGGGAGGAAAGGGAGCAAATGAGAAACAAATGGACACCGGGCGACCCATGCCCGCGATGCGACACTCCGCTATGGGCGGAGTCTGACCGGTACAAGCCGGGGCGGGCGATCTGCCGCGACTGCGGATTAGTCGAGCGCCGCGCGGAGCAAGCCGCGGCACGCACCCGCACGGCGAAACCATGCCGGGTGTGCGCGGCGGTCCTCACCGGCAACGACATTCGCCAAGTGGCGTGCAAGCCGTGCCGGGTGGCTACAGCCGAAGCTGCGAACGCCGCGCGGCAGTGCCCTTGCGGGGCGTCGATTGCGCACCGGTCGAAAAACGCGCGGTTTTGCGAAAAGCACTCAGCGCGGGAGCGGGCGAAGGGCGCGACGGCTGGCAGTGCGTCGGCGCAGGCGAAGCGGCGGCAGGCCGGGACGAAACAGCGGCCGGCGGAGATCGCGCCGCGGCTGGTGGCGCAGGCGTGGCCGGGATTGCGCGGGCCTGGCGGGGAGTGGGAGAAGGGGCCGACGACCGTGCAGGGCTGGGCGACGTTGGATGGGGGGCGGGTGTGAGCGGCTACCGGGCGTTTCTTGACGGCAAGCACGTTCAGCCGCAACCATCCGGGATTTCCGGAGAGTTCGACCTGAACAGCAAACTTTTCGGCTTCCAAAAGCAAAGCATCACGCGGGCGCTGAACGCCGGCAAGTTCGCGCTATTCACTGAGTGTGGTAGCGGCAAGACGGCCATGCAAGCGGAATGGGCGCGGCAGGTCTGCCAACATACGGGCGGCGATGCGCTGATATTGGCGCCGCTGGCGGTGACTGCGCAGACCGTAGCTGAGGGCGCGAAGTTCGGCGTTGAGATCACGCAGTGCCGAAGTCAAAAGGACGTGCGCCGCGGCGTCAATGTTGCCAACTACGACATGCTCAAGCATTTCGACGCGGGCCACTTCGACGCCATCGTATTGGATGAGTCGAGCATCCTGAAGAACTTCACTGGCGCAACGCGGAGACTCCTGCAAGACTCGTTCGCCAACACGCCATACAAGCTCTGTTGCTCGGCTACGCCGTCGCCAAACGACCACATGGAGCTCGGCAACCACTCGGAGTTCCTAGACATCATGAGCGGCGCCCAAATGCTCATGCGGTGGTTCCTGAACGACACCATGAAGGCGGGCGGCTACCGGCTGAAAGGCCATGCTGAGGCGGACTACTGGCGCTGGGTGGCGTCGTGGTCGGTGTGCATGGAGAAACCGTCAGACCTTGGGTTTTCCGACGACGGTTGGGTGATGCCAGCGCTGAATATCCACGAGGAGATCGTCTCCGTCGATCAATCCATCAACGCCAACGGCCAACTGTTCCGGGTGGCGGACGTATCGGCGACGGGACTGCATCGGGAGATGCGGCTGACGGCGCCGGCGCGGGCAGCGCGCGTTGCCGAGATCATCGGCGACTCGAAAGAGCCGTGGTGCATCTGGTGCAACACAAACTACGAGGCCGACGAGCTTATGCGCGTGATCGACGGCGCTATCGAGGTGCGCGGTGACGAGCGCACGGAAGCGAAAGAGGAGAAGCTACTCGGGTTCACTAACGGCGAGTTCGAGCGCATTGTCACAAAGCCATCAATCGCGGGTTTTGGCATGAACTGGCAGCACTGCAACCGTCACATTTTTTGCGGCCTGTCCTACTCCTACGAACAGTTCTATCAGGCCGTTCGGCGGTCCTGGCGCTTCGGACAGACGCGGCCGGTTGATGCCTACATGGTCATCGCGGAGACGGAGGGCCCTGTACTCAAGACGATCCGCGAAAAGCAGAAGAAGCACGAAGAAATGAAAGCGGCCATGGTTCACGCGATGGCGGCAATTCAAAACGGGACCGGGCGGCGCCAGCTTGCATCGGCCGTCGGCACAAAACAGATGAATCTTCCGAGGTGGATCTAATGGTCGAGAATTTCAGCATTTTAGACGAGCGGCACGGCCGCAACTGGGCGCTCTACAACGGCGACTGCTGCGAAGTCATCAAGGGTATACCCGACGAGTCGGTAGACCTGACGGTGTTTTCGCCGCCGTTTTCCAGCCTGTACATGTACTCTGACTCCGAGGCCGATATGGGCAACTGCGCGAGCGATGAGGAGTTCTTCGCGCACTTCGGATTCCTCGCACCGGAACTGCTTCGCGTGACGACGACGGGCCGGCTGTGCGTGATGCACGTCAAAGACCTGCCGACGTATCGCAACAGTGACGGCGCCAGCGGCCTACGCGACTTTCCCGGTCAGTGCATCGCCGCCATGGAGCGCGCCGGGTGGACGTTCCATAGCCGGGTTACGGTGTGGAAGTGCCCGGTGACGGAGCGGGAACGGACCAACAACAACGGGCTCCTCCATAAAACCGTGATGCGCGATTCTTCGCAGATCCGGCAAGGCATGGCGGACTACGTGCTGGCATTCCGCAAGACGCCGCCCGGTGACAATCTGAGCACGAAGCCGATTGAGCGTCCGAATGGGTTCGAGCGGTATATCGGCGATCTGGAGCTCGACCCGCGCGAGACTGAC